GCAGTATCATGACGGAACCATACAGTTTGAATTTTCGGGAAAGAAGAGCTGTCGGTATTACACATTATACGTAAGCCGAACTCATCGCTATCCATGTAACATGACTTAGTGGAGAAGTCTTTGTATCGAACAAACTTGTTTTCATAACAAGAGACATAAGAATAAGGGTTAACTCTCATCCCCCTAGACAGCTTACAGTCGGGATAAGCGATAACATCTCTCACGGCGTAAGTAGGTTGAGCTGCGCTTGCATGCCATGACAGGAACAAGCACGAAAACAGAAGTAAAAAGAGTGATTTATTCACGTTTTCACCATTAAAAAAGGGGACCGAAGCCCCCTTATCCTCTAAAGTTTTGGCTGGCCACGTATCCGGCAATGCCACCCAAAAGCACAAAGACGATGAGTTGGACATCGTGGAGAACGGCCAACATAAACTTAAGCCTTGTTCACAGCACGCTTAGCAAGAGTGATGGATTTGTAAGCCATAGTAATGCCGACAATCACCAGACCTGCCGCGCCGATTTTGGTTGCCACACCAGATAAGTCGATAGCGGAGAACGGGTCAGCTGCACCACCTTCCGCCGCCATAGCAGGGACAGAAAGCACCGCAACAGTGACGGTTGCCGCCGCTTGTTTACCGAACTTTTTAAGCGCGTTTAGACGTTTCATAACAGATTCCTCAAAGTAGTTTTATTAAACGTATTGCCATCTTGATGGCGTAAGTTGAGAGATATCCGCCAACGAACACCAAGGTGAAACCCAAGCTGAACGCTTGAGATATCTCTCCTGGAGTCAGCTGTGTGTAGCTCATTAACGTGTCATATTCTTGAGCCGTGACCATGACATAACCGCTGCATGAAGCCGCTTCAATATCAGGAACGACAGCGAGAAAACCGTCCGCGTTAGGTAAAGCACACACAGGCATAACGAAATTCCTTATTTAGCCTTTAACGAGGCTTCAAAATGTTTCTTGATGTCGTCATCCACAGGGATGAGTTCTGTCACAATGGCACCTGCCAATGGATCGTCTGGGTTAATCTCCAAACGCAATTGGTATTCACGGCGAGGAACGAGGGCACCTGTGCGCTCAAGTAATAGGGCGTATTGATGATCAATCATCAACGGTTGGTCCCACTGTGGGTTCACATCACCGGATTCACCGATAGTGCGGCGTTTGAATTTCTCTGAGTTGATTTCACGTAGAGGACGCGACACGTTCAGTTGAGCACTGTCACCACGTGCTGAGTTCCAAGTGATATCCATGCCAAGTACAAAAACGGATTTAGCCATTTGTTAAGTCTCCAATATGTGAGTCACCAACTTGCCGTAGGTATCGGGGAAGGTGAATTTCGTTCCATCACGGACAAGGGAACCGACCACGGTTTCAATGTCGCCCTCATGGAACTCGATAAGTGAATTAAGGATTTTCCCGTACTGACGACGCATCCAATGCGCAGAGGCCAACAGGTCTAACGCTGCGCGTTTGGTCGGGACAGGTTTGGTATTGAATTTCTTTGCAGTAGAAATCGACGCAGCGAAATCATTCAGCGCGGCATACGCGCCAGCCGGATTCAGCAACACATCAACATTCCATTTTTTCAGCTCAACTTCAGAGCGATACCAGACAAGACCCGTGTTCGCGAGTTTCTGCTCAAGCGCCTTGTTGTAGATGCGCCAGTAAATGCGCGAGGTTCGCGAACCAATCGAGTATTGCTCTTTGGTGTAAATCGGTTTGCCGTCTTTGCCGATACTGGCAATGGTCATATCTTCATGAAGCACAGGGCCACGACCACGTTCTGCAGTGCGGAAACAGTCGTCACGCCACGCCTTGTAAGCGTATTCGCAATCAAAAATGCCGTCGTAATCGTCATAGGCCAAGTCAACACGCGCCAAAGTTTGCACACCAAGCACATTGGTCAGCCAGTCATGTAGCGACCACGTAGGACGACGGGCAAATACATGCTTGCATCCCGTTCCGTTGATTTGGAAATGCACCGTGTCATTGTTACCGCCGATACCAACGAAACCGCAGAAGTCTTCACCATCTGGCGAAGTCAGTTTCATGGATTCGGTGTAGAACTGAAAACCCAAACCGCGAGGCGCAGACAGCGACAAACCTAGCACTTGATTGGTGAAGATGCGCAAACAATCTTCCAAATAGTTGCGGTAACAGATATCAAACGCTTTGTTGTACGCTTCAATTTCTTCAGATGTCTTAGCGACGGTCGGATTAAACACAGGTGGAGCAGGGAACTTAGGTGCTCGACAGTGACGCTGTAACAGTCCTGATTTGGCAAAGCCTTTGTATTCCTCATGCTTGTGCAATCGACGAACGGCGTCATGACAATGGCGTAAGTCTTTCACAGCAAACGTAAAACACAGGTAATCAATATGAACGCTTTGCTCATCGAACTTCTTGAGGATGTTAGTTGCGGTAGTCATCAAACACCCCCAAATTGATACGTTGTTCAACGGTCGTGTTGGTGATGGACACCAACTCATAAGAAGCAAACTGAGACGAAGCCCAAGACTCAAGATGAGACATGGATTTAAGCAAATCCCATTCGTCGCAACCTTTGACCAACACAGAAACCGTGTAGTCAGGCAGCAAGTCGTAATAGATGATTTGAGCTTGAGATTCCATTAAAACCAATCCAGTTTTGAAGTGAGTAACCAAATTTGGTTATTAGCGTAATCACCAAAATTGGTTAGCGCAAGACACCAAAAATGGTGATTGATAAGCTAAACTGACGGAAACGGAGGAAGCGGTATGTATCAGAACAAACTATTAGATGCCTACAAAAAGGCTCAAAGTTACGTACAAGACAAACAAATTGCAGCGGATATGAATGTACCGCCGCAGAGAATCAGTGATTTCCGCAAAGGAAAGCGTTATATGACTGATACACAAGCAATTTTTCTTGCAGAGCAATCAGGTTTAGACCCTGAGATTGCATTGTTGGGTTGTCACGCTGATCGCAATGATAATCCGCAGATAAAAGCAGTATGGGAAGGAATTGCAAAAAAGTTTAATGGGCTTGGATTGTCAGGAATCTCAATGGCTTGCACTGGATTGGCCTTAGTGATTTCAAGTCCACAGGAACCACTATTACAGTGCGCATTATATGTGAAAGGGTTAATATAGGTTAGACGGGTGCGCCTGCTTGTAAGGCATTGATTAAGCGGGGGTTATTGTACTTATCATCTATCAAACCGAACACCAAATTTTGATCATCTAGTTCCAGTAAGTCAGCGATTTTAAAGGCTATTTCCCAATCCATAGAACAGCTACCCGCGCGCCAGTGGGCTACGCGACTACGACCAACGCCAAGTTTCTGAGCTAGTTTGTAGTCTGAGCCCAGTTCGTACTTAGCTTTTACTCTGTCTAAAAGTATGTTTGTGTAGTTCATTTAGTAACTGTTTAAAAAAGAAACAAGATTGTTAAATTGTAGAGCATCTTACGTGCTATTTCAGTAGTTTAACTCGTTTGTACGTTTAAAATAATTCGTTTACGGTTGCCATGTTCAAAAAAGAGACAGCTTGCGGAGGCTATGAACATGGAACGTATAATCTCAAACCCAATCCACTTACCTTGCCCTGATATGGCAGGGTGTGCAAATCCAGACCCAATCAAAACGGCTAAATCGCTGCGTAAAATCGAAGAATTACGCGAGAAGTTCGCCGAGCAATTCCCTAAAAAGAAACAGACCTACATTCCTACACGTTTTCGTCAGGGGGTTGTAGCATGAATTTGAGTATCTGGAAATCGCGCCGCAATCAGCGCCAACTTGTTGCATCACAAGACAACGGAACTCATATCTACTTCGATAGTTTTGAGCTTGAAGCCGTTGAAGCCTCACTTTGGCTTTACCAAGGGATGACGCTTGTCGCTTGCATCAAAGCACAAAACGACACCTTGGCCGATATTACGACTACCGCTCACCGTATGGCGACACTTGGCGCGCAAAACAACGGCCAACCACTACACGAAATCCGCAAGCAAGATGAAGCGCCCCAAGTGGGCGCGGATTCTTCCCTTTAATCAGGGGGATGCATGGACTTCGACACCAAAGCCATAGAAATCAAGATGGCGGGCAAGACGTTCGCCAATGATGCCATTCATCAAAGTGCCTTTTCACGCCGATTCTTCCCACGCTTACCCGCGATAGTTCGCAACGATGTGCGCCGTAAAGTGGAGGCGCGTACACTGCGCCAAAACGCCACACGTGAAAACGTCATTAAAACCGCCAAAGACGCGGTGAAATTTGGCTTGAAGTGCGCACACCATATCGAGAACCGTTACTCGTTTGTTGACAGTCGAAAGGGCGCGCATAGCGAGCCATTGACGCACAACATCTTGATGCGTGACGACGCGCTGACCAAGTTCGCGGAGAAGTACGCCGACCAATGCGCCGAGATTTTATCAAGCCTAAATGCCGAGGGTTACGCCTCTTTTGTAGAGGCGTTGGCCGCGGTTTATTCTGAGCAAAAAGCGTTACTTAAGAC